GGAGTCCGACCGCGACTTCGGCTTTCCCCGCACCCTTGCCGACATAGAAGGCGGGTGCGGCCATAAGGGCGGCACCGATAACGATGCCACCTCCAATCAACGCAGCGTCAAAAATCCGCATCAGAGTTTCCGCCATGCCAGATAGATAGACACGCCGACGACGAAGACGGCGATTGCTATGCGCGCCCATTCCCCGGATGAAAGCTCACCCTGTTGCGCAGAAACGACCTCAACGGCCTTCGTCAAAGGTTCCTGCCCAACCGGAACGGCGGTGCTGACGCCGCCGCCCAAGATCGCCAGCGCCTTGGACTTGGCCTGCGTCTCGGTTTCGGCGGTGTACTTCTTGCCAGCGACCGGCCCCGCCGAAGGGTATTGTTTCCATGGCAACTGGAAGTGCGGACCATCCTTGAAGGACTTCCAGTCACCACCCCACTCCAACGGAACGCCGAGTTCCTTTGCTGCCTGCTTCATGGCTTTGGCGAGCTTGGCATAAAGCGGCCAGTCCCAGACCACGGAACCGCCGACCAGCGCCGCCAGATCGACGGCGTGGCTGTAACCGTTCGCCGCCTTCAGATGGCGGCTGTTCATCGTCTTGGAAGCGCCGGTCGCCACCATTTCCTTTTGTTTTGCGAGCGTCCGTACGCCTTCCGTCACCACGAAATCAATATCGGTGATCTGGATGGCGCGCTGCACGACGCGCACGAGATCGGGATGCACGCCGTCAAGGCGCGCAAGGCTGCGTTGGGAAAGCACGTAACCCATTATAGTCTCCAAATTTTCAGGGGGATTGTTGGCTGGACGCCGGTTAGTTCTCGTCCGTCCGCCCGAAGCGGCGCGGCGTCAGGAATGAGGAAGGCGTGGCCGGGGTGCCGGGCGCACTGTTCGGGGCAACTTTGCCGGTTGCTTTCGTGGCATCAGGGGCAGCGCTGGAACTGCCGCTTTCCGTGCCGGCCGATTTCTCGGTTGCGGATTTGCCATCGTAGAGCCTGCCCGAAACCGCGACTTCAAGACCGCCGGTTTTCGTGTATGCGGTTTTGGCCGTCTTGATGATGTACGGCACGCCGTCAACGCCGGGCCGGATATCAGCGAATAGCAACGGCAAGCCCGCATCAATGCCCGCATCTCCGATCACGGTGACAGACACCGAACCTTCGCCGCGCTGCAATTCCTTGGCCTTGGCCTGTGCCGCCTTGTCGGCTTCGGCGGGCGATGCATAAGGCTCCGGCAGACGATAAACGCTATCACCGTCCGCATCCGCATCCGCGTCGATTTCCACGCGTTCAGCTTTGTCGGAATCCTGATAGTAGGCCACGACCTTGCTGTATTTCGTGCGGTCGTTGATTTCGACCTTCAGGCTTCCGACCTTGATTTTCTCGGGGGTCAGGATGATGGAGCCGAGAGGCGCACCCGAAGCCGAAAGACCCGAACCAAGCCGCGTGAAAATCAGGCGCTTTTGCTTGACTGCGAAGAGGCCGTTATGCCGTTCCGCAAGCCGCCGCAGGAAATTGATGTTGCTTTCGTCCTGCTGCGCCAGCCATTCATATTCAAAGCCCGCAAGGTCATCATCAACGGCAGGCGTCAATCCGCTTTCGCTGGCGATCTGTGACAGGATATCGCTGAGCTTGGTTTTGTCCCATGACCTTTCCTGTCGCTCTTTCAGCTTTCCTGTTCGCAGGTCCGCAGCCTTGCCCGAAATTGACATTTTGTAGGGCAGGCAATCGACATTGACCTTATCGACGGTGAAGATACCCTTCGGCACCAGATCATCACCGAAACCCATCTTGACCGAGATGACCGCTCCTTTGCGCGGGATCGCCAGAAAGTTCGGCGGTCCGTCATTGAGTTCGATATCCACCGTATCGGACTTCATGCCCTCTTCGTCAGTGACGGTAAGGGACATCAGGCGCTCATAGAATTGGCCTGCCACCGGCACGCCGTCGATACTTACCTCCACGCGCGGTTTCATGTTCAGTCCCAAAGGCTGGTCAACGGCTTGGCCGTGCTGGTGGAGGGAATGACCGGCATGGTAATTTTCGTGCCGAGCGGAAGAACTGGACCGAGCGCAGCAAGGCCCGGATTGGCATCAATAACGGCTTCGACCACCTTGGCCGTGCGCCCGTAGAATGCGAGACAGGCGAGATCAACCGTCTCGTTCTGCCGTGTGGTGTAAATTGTCGCCATGGCTTCACCGGAAAAGTTCAGACAGGAAGGATGCAGCCCGATCCACCAGACCGCCCGCAGTTGGCAGGGTGCCGGAACCAGAGCGTTTCAATGTGATGGAATAGGCGTTGCGCCCGGCCTCGCCACGGCGATTGATGTAGCTGCGGTCCTCTTCCACGGACTGCACCGTAAACATGCCTTGGATGATACCTTGCGCCGCATCGCCGGTCACAAGCATCATCTCGGTTCCAGCCATGGATGCGGCAATGATACCTTCAAGCTGCGATTGCCCGCCGAACTCTTCGGGAAAGAGGACGCCAGAGATAGTCACTTCGTCAGAAGTCGGGCCGGTCCATTGTTGCTGATTGAGAGTTTGGCCGACAGGCATATCTACCCAAGGCGTATTTACCTTGCGTTTGACACCCTGATAGCCAAAGCCCAACCCCTCGAAGGCGAAGCCCCCGAGCATCATTGACGTTACGCCGGTCATGATCTACCTAAATTTAACGTTGGGGGACGTGGAATGACTGAGAGCCAGACTGAGAAGCCAGCAGCAAACGAATGGCCTAAACGCATCGTTTGGGCCGTGTTTATTGTGGGAGCGATTTACGCCTACAGTAACTGGGAGACGGTCTCCGTCCAGCTTTTCGGCGCAACCGCCTATACCTGTAAAAGCCTTGTTCCTGATGTCGTGGAAATATCCGCGACCAACACAAATGCCTTTCAAGTGAAGGTGGTCGGCGTCATCGACCCCAAGCAGGTATCCAAGACTGAAACCCGCTTGGAGTGCGAAGGCACCGCCATGCTTGCGAACGGTCAGAAGACGCCGATAAGCTATCGCTCCTATGAAGAAGGCGGCCAGTGGTGGGTTTTTTATGAAGCAAAACCTTAATCACTGAATGAACCTTCAATGTTCGGGGCGAGTGCATTCGAAATCTCACTGATTGCCGCAGAAGCAGCGGCCCGTGGATCGACCACCCCCATTATCGTAATCGGTGCATGGATTGTTATGTCCGGGCGCTGCGGATTCACTACTCTTACATCTTGCGTGCCGGAGGGCCTTTCCATTTGGGCGAGAGATGACGAGTCAATCCGAACCGTTCGGATTCCAAGATCGTCCATGGTTTTGCCCGGCAAGTTGTTGGTGGACCCGCCAAAGCCCGCAGCACGCGCCGAACGCGCTGCGTCCAGCGACAGTTGCGCCGATGCAGAAGCTGGAAGCGCGGTCGATGGCGGGGACGATGCGAAATAACTTCCGACTGCATGCAGCAAATCTTCGGGACCGGGAAGCCACGCTTTTCCCTGCTTATAAAAGGTGTCACCGGTATAGGTGGCTTTCCCCATTTCCCAAAGGCCAGCGCCAGCAGTTCCATAGGTGCCTATACGGGCCAGACCAGTAAACATCGACGCCCATCGCCCGAGCAAACCAGCCGTCGCCGCTCCGCCTGCCGCCGCACCCGCCGAACCAGTTCCTGCACCCGCAGCAGCACCACCCGCCACGGCACCACCGCCAACAATGGCCGCAATTGAGCCTACCGTTTTCAACGCCCCGAGCAAGGTGCTCGCGCCGGACAGCACAAACAGCGCCGCCGCCAGCTTTCGAATGGTGCCAGCCAGCATGGAAATACCCATGCCCCATGCAAAAAGCTGAAAGCCATAGCCGGACATTTCCGCGAAAAACTTGGCGATAGGGTTATCTTTTATCGCATCGTTCAACTCGCGGATGGACGCGCCCCATTCCTTCGCCCGCATGAAGATTTCTCCAATGCGGTCGGCGGCGTTCGGATCGACAGGACCAAGCAACAGGTCACCGAGATCGTTCATGAATTCCTTCATGCCGCCGGTATAACCAAAGCCCTGCGCAAAGCCCTTCGTGAAATTCGTGATCTGGTCCAAGATCGTCACGCGGTTGCCGAGCGTGTCCAGCACCTCGCCGATACCTTGCGCGCCCTCACGGATGGTCGGCAACATGTCGTCACCGATGCCCGCAAAGACGTTGGAAAACTTGTTCCCAAGAAGGTCCAGAACATTTTGCGTGGTGCTGGCGCGCTGGATGTACTCATTGAATGCGGAGCCTGCATATTTCGTGCGGTCGGCAACGCTATCCAGCGCTTGATCCAGCAACTTGATATTGCCGACCAGCGGCATGAAAGCTCGGGCTTCATCGCCGAAAAATTCGGACAGCAAGGAAACCTGCTTATCCTTCGGCGCTTTCGCAATCGCCGTCAGCACCTTGCGCATGGTGCCTTTCGCGTCTTTCTGCATATCCTTGGCGATGGACGGCAGATGCAGCCCGAGCGCCTTGGCAGCATCCCGCTGCGACTTCTTGGCAAACTCGCCTTTCGTCAACGCGCGGATAACATTCAACATGGCGGTTCCCGCCGTGCTGGCATCCGAACCGGCGGAGATCATGGCGCTACCCATGGCCGCAAGTTCTTCTTTCGCGAACCCGCCCATTTCACCGAAAGAGCCTACCCGCAACATGAATTCGGTCACGTCCTTTGCCTTGGACGCCATGTTGTTCGACAGGTGATTGATGGCGTCGGCCATTTCGCCGGTTTCGCCTACCGTCAAACCAAGCTGCGTTTTCAGCTTGGCAAGGCTTTCGCCCGCCTCACCTGCGCCGAGATCAAAGGCGATGCCGACGCGTGCAGCCATTTCCGCGAAGCTCTGCAAATCTTCGGTCGCGATGCCGCTTTCGCCTGCGGCAGCGAACAGAGCGGCTATGTCGTTTGCGGCCAGCGGGATTTCGCCGGACATGCGCCGGATGCTGCGGCGCATGTTTTCAAATTGTTCCTCATTGGCTTCGACCACCTTTTTCACGTCCGCAAATGCAGACTCGAAACTGATGGCCGCGCCCGCCGTCGCTTCCAGACCGCGAGTGACGCCGAAGTAACCAGCGCCGAGTGCAACCGCCTGCCCGATCAAACCGCGCATAGGTGCGAAGGCAGATGCGGATTGCGCCCGCAGGCCATCCAGCGCACGCCCGATGTGTCGCGCGGTGGCGGTCGCATCATCAATAAGCGAAATGCGGAGACTGCTTTGCTGGACACCCATGGTTATTCTCTCATGATATTTCGCAACTCCTTGGCCTTGTGGAAGTAAGCCAGGAGCTTTCGGGCGGGCCACCGCTCAATTACATCGAGCGGTGTATGCGTGGAGCTTGCGACGTATACGGCGATCAACCGCCAGTCGTGGTCTTCTGGTCGTTTCCCAGAAGCGGTTTCGTCTTGGCGATGATCGCCTTGAAATCGCTGCCCTTGATCTTCTTGAAGGCGGGCAATGGCACATCAGAAATGAGGGCCAGCAGCGTGACCATTCTGGCGAGGTCGGATGTGGTCTCGTCCGCCACCAGCAAATCACCGACATCCGGTTCGCGGAAGGTCAGGTCTTTGTAGGTTTTGCCGTCCTGCTCGACCGGCTTGGCGAGCGTTGCAGAAATTTCGTCCATGGTATCACCTGAAAAATGGCCCGCAGGACGCGGGCCGGATTGGAAGGAATGGGGGTGAAGGAAGCGCCAGCCGTTACAGCAGCAAGGCGTTCCGGATATCGCCGAACTGTGAGACGCCGCCGACCCTGAAATCAAAGTCATCCATCTCGTAGATTTCTTCGCCGTCGATTTCGAGTTTGTAATAGTTCACGTCCACGCCGTAGTCGTTTTCGGAAAGCTCGCCCGCCTTCCACGTCCCGGCATCCGGCTTGAAGACCCTGCCGCGAATGGTCATCACCGCGCTATGCGTGGTGCCATCCTCGTCCACCAGCGCCCCGGTAATCATGAAGGGCGTTTCCTCGCCGATCTTGATGCCGTGCAGCTTCAAAATCTGCGGGTCCATGCCCGGCATCTTGAAGCTGAATTCCAGCGCGTTGTAACCAAGATGGACCTTGCGGGCCTTGATCATCCCGGCATTGCGGACATCCTCGCGGACGGCTTCGGGAACCGGCGGCGTGATATCGCCGATCTGCCCGAGCTTGCTTTGACGGTCAGCCCACAACATGCAGTTTCGCAGGATGTAGGAGGGGAGTGTTTTTTGCGCCATGTGAAAAGCTCCTTACGCCGCGACCGAGAGCGCGCCGATTTCAATTGCCCCGTTCACCTCGTCAATCAGCAACTGATACCGGACGATGTTGCGGTGCGTGGTGATGTGGATTTGCTCCATCAGGCCAACCGGCTCGAATTCGACCCCAAGCAGAGTCTTGCCGTTGACCATCAAGGTCGGGTCGTTCTGGTCGGACAGCCAGACGCTGCCACCAAGAATGTCTTCGTTCTTCGCGAAGACGCGCATGGCGGCGTTGCCGTCTTCGATGAGCATCTTGAAGTTCCCCTTCGTGGTCTTGCGATCCACGTAGAGGAAATAGAGGTCTTCAAGAGATTCATTGATCATGTCAGCGGTCGCGCGCACGCTGTCGAACTGCCACAGCGGATCATCGATCGCGAGGCGGTTACCCCACGTTCTGAAACCGCCGCGCTCATTGATGATGGTGGCGACCTGATTTTCGTTCAGGTAGTTGCTGTCATCAGGATAGGAGATCGTCCGCGCCACACCGTCGATAGTGCGAATGATCTTGTTCGACACCGAGCCGGAGAAACCTTCCGCCGAGGCCACGACACGGGCGCGAACACCAGCGAAGACAGCGGCGACGGGCTTTGTCACCGGCACGCCGTTGACGTTCTTGATCACCTTCGGATCAATGATGAGGATGCGCCCGCCGTTGACCGTCTGGCGGAAGCGCACCGCTTCGGCGTCGGTCGTGTTCGGACCGGAGATATAGGCGCGGGCGCGGATTTTCGGGGTGATGGCATTCAGCGCCGACACGTAGGGGTTCGCCACATCGCCGACATTGGCGGTCGCAGTCGGCAGCACCTTGCCAGCATCGGCCCCGCCACCCGTAAAGGTCAGAACTGGCGCTTGCGACATTTTACGACCGGGCGTAACGACCTTCACCGAAACCACCTTGTCGGCGTCGGCCCCGGCTCCCATCACGGCTTCCAGCGTCGGCAGCACCTTGCCGGGATCATTGCCGCCGCCCGTCGCGGTCACGACCGGCGCTTCGGTCAGACTATCACCCTGCGAAGTCAACGCGACCGAAACCACGCCGTCCTCAATCCACGCGCCGGTATCTCCGGCGGTAATCATGACACGCGGTTGATAGCCGGTGATGGCCTTGGCACGAAGCGCGGCATAAAGACCTGTCCGGGCGATGGGATCGCCGATGAGGTTGTTTTGCAACGTGGCCGCATCGGGGCTATCGGGAACGCGGTTGACGATGCACCAAGAGCCGCCTTCATCGAAAACCGTGGTGATGTCTGCCAGCAACGTGCCTGCCGCGCCGAGCGCTGCTGCCGCCGTCAACGACCGCACGATGGTCGGATAATTGAGCGGAAAGGCTGCGACGTCCGCATCCGGTGCAATGCCGTTAACGTAGGTAATGCC